GCTAGCCTCAGCTACAGCAGCCTCAACTTATGCACCGATTGCCTCACCAACATTTACAGGAACTGTAACTGTTGCAGCATCTGGCGTAGCATTTACAGATGGAACACAAACCAAGGAAGGTGTCCCATCAAGAACTACAGTTTACGGTGCTGCCACTGGTGCTCAGCAGAGCGCTATAACAGCAAATGCAACTCTTAGCACATTAGGATATAGAGACGCAATGATCGAGGTAAACTCATCATCTGATGTCACATTAACAATTCCACTTAATTCAGCAACTGCGTTTCCAGTAGGAACATCAATAGATGTTGTTAGAGTAGGAACTGGAAATGTTATTATTGCTGGAAGTGCTGGTGTTACAATTAATGCAACACCACAAAATGCAACAAATCAAGCAAAACTAAGATCACAGTGGTCTTCAGCAACATTACTTAAGAGAGGCACTGACTCTTGGATAGTAATGGGAGACCTAACAGTTTAATAAAATTACAAGGAGAATAAGATGGCAATTTCAAAAAGAAGAGGAACTAAATCCTCAGCACAAGATAACTTTCTTGAGCCGTTAAATGTAACAAATCTTACAGCCGTTGATGTTGGAACTAATAGACCATATTTAGCTACAGCAGCAACAACACAAGCTGGTGCATCAGGCACTGGTGGTGCTGTAGATTTATCTTGGACATTGCCATCTAATTCTCCAGCAGCAACAAGTTATGACATAACAACTACACCAGCAACATATACCGCAAATACATCTTCAACAACCTATAGATTTGAAGGTTTAGTGTCTGGACAAAGCTATACATTTACAGTAATTCCAAAAAATAGTTCTGGTTCAGCAAAAACTCCTAATACAACATCATCTTCTGTTTCTGCAACAACAGTGCCTCAGGCGCCACAAAGCGTAACAGCCTCTGCCTCATCTGCTAATTCAAATACTGTTAGCTGGACAATTGGCGGAAATGGAGGAAAGCCATTATCTGCACATAATGTTTATGGATCAGACAACAACAACTCACTTGGTCTTTCTGCATCAGCTACAAGCGCAACTATTAATGACCCAGGAGCAGCTCCAGGAGCACAGACATATTATGTTACAGCAGTAAATGCAAATGGAACTTCTGCTAACTCTAATAGCACTGGAAGCGTTACTACAATCCCGCCGTTTTTCCCATTCTTCCCACCGTTCTTCCCACCGTTCTTCCCATTCTTCCCACCATTCTTCCCACCATTCTTCCCACCATTCTTCCCACCGTTCTTCCCATTCTTCCCACCATTCTTCCCACCGTTCTTCCCACCATTCTTCCCACCATTCTTCCCATTCTTCCCACCGTTCTTCCCATTCTTCCCACCATTCTTCCCATTCTTCCCACCATTCTTCCCACCATTCTTCCCAGGATTCGGACCGTACTTCCCAGCCTTTAAGGGACCATTCTTCCCAGGATTCGGACCGTTCTTCCCAGGATTTGGACCGTTCTTCCCGTTCTTCCCAGGATTCGGTGGCGGACCATTCTTCCCAGGATTCGGATACTAATAAATTAAAAGTGGGGGAGTAAATCCCCCACTTAGCTATTGTTTATATATTTCGTATATGATACAATTTACATACATGTACAGGAGATATTATGGAATGGTATGATTTACCAAGATTAGAAAAAACAAAAACAAGATTAGAGTCTGAATTTATACAAGATGGTATAGAGGTTATTAATTTAGATTACGGCATCCACTTGTATAGAAATGCAGTTAATAAAGATGACTGTAAAACCATTATAGATTTAATTGAAAATGAAATATCTTTAGGCATACCAAAAATTCAATGGAATGAAGCCAGTGTTAATGGTAAAGAAAGAACCACCCATGCAAGAAATTGTTATGATCTAAAATATAAAAAAGAAGCTCTTGGAACTTATATTCCTAAAAATGATGCTTTGGCAAAAGCTCATGACATGGTTAATGATAGATTAAATGTTGCATTGCAGCACTATGAAAGATTATGGCATTTTTCAATAAAGTATAAAGAAGCATTTAACTTTGTAAAATATATGCCAGGTGAATTCTTTAAAATACATGCAGACCATGGACCATTTTATACATGTACAGTTTCTGCAATAGTTTATTTGAACGATGACTATGAAGGCGGGGAACTAGAATTTCCAAGACATGGATTAACAGTTAAGCCAAAGGCTGGAGACATTATGTTGTTCCCATCCAATTATGTATACGAGCATGCATCATTAAATATAAGTTCAGGAATTAAGTATGCTGTAGTTATCATGATGGATTATAATGATTTATATCATAAATCAGAAAGTTCAGGCGGATATTAATAAAATAATTTTTACAGCATTTAGACCATGGCTAACAAAATTTAGCCCATCAGTGCCAGGAACTACTCATTCTGTTATGCCTAAATGGTACAAGGATGCCGACAGGTTTGCTAAAAACCCAATCAATGGTGAATATTACAAAGCTACCAAGGAAGTTTGTCCTTTTCCAAAAGAGGGTACAAATAATGATTACGGGTATATCCCAACTTGGAAAGCTTGTCCAGCAGTTATGGATGCATTTATTACTGGTTATGTTTTTAAGACTCCATGTGATATAACATTCTATAAAGATAAAAATGGAAAAATTAATGTAAAAATAGATGATAAAAAAAATGCAGGTTTTTGTACAACAAGAGATCCGATGCCTCAGTTTGAGCATCCAACTGGTTATTATAAAGAACATTTTGCGTGGTATCCAGATTGGGCATTAGAAGTTCCTGAAGGGTATAGCTGTTTATATATGACTCCAATGAATAGATTTGACTTACCGTTTTTAAATACAACTGGAGTTGTAGATAATGATAGTGTCCATTTATCTGGCACATTTCCATTCTTTTTGGTTGAAGGATGGGAAGGAACAATTCCAGCAGGAACACCGTATTTACAGATACTTCCATTTAAAAGAGAAGACTGGCAGCATGAGGTAAAGTTTTTGTCACAAAAAGATATATATGATAAAATGACAGACAATATGAAATTCTACCGTCAACCAGATGGCGGAGTATATAAAAGCAAGGTATGGAGTAGGAGAGAGTACAAATAAAATGCAAACTTGGTCATCAAAAGAGTCTCTAGGGAATGGTATATTTGTCTATAGAGATGTTATAAAAAAAGAAATTGATGTAATAGGCAGACTAGAAAACATTCTTAGTCCAGTAAATTCTGGCGCTAAGTATGCATGGCAGCCAGCGTATGTTGGGTATCAAGAACTTATGCCAGATTATAGAGACTGTGTAGATTTTAAATTCAAGAAGACCGACATTCAATTTGATAAAAGCGAAGAGTCCTCAAAACTTCAAAAATTGTGGCAAGACGTATTTGATGTACAATCTCCAGCCGTAAATGATTATAGAAAAGAACATAATCTTATGGACCTTAAATACTGGGAAGCATTTAATTTTATTAAGTATGGACCAGGACAACACTTTATGGAGCACCACGATCATGGATACTCATATAATTGTACTGTCTCTTTAGTTGCATATGTTAATGATGATTACGAGGGTGGAGAATTATATTTCAGGTTGCAAAACCTGAATATTAAGCCAAAAGCTGGAGATTTATATATATTCCCTTCTAACTACATGTACCCACATCAAGCAAAGCCAGTTATATCGGGAACAAAATATTCAATTGTTACTATGTTAGATTATAGTGGCAAGTTCCACTCACAAGAAATGTATGATCCTAAATGGGAGAATGAGCCAAGTGTTAGTTAAAGCCTATAAACATGCTGGACATAGGGTAAAGATAGAGCAGACTAAAGTAAAAAGGGACTGGATGGATGCTACTGATAATGCTCATGCATACAAATGCTTTCCAGTTAGTTTAGCTAATACAATTGGATGGTCGATATCATTACTAGACGATGTCGAGTTTATTTGGGATGGAATATCTGACTCAAGTTCGGAACACGTAAAGGTTTTAAAGGATCCAGCTGGAGCCTGTAGTACACAACGCTCTAATGGCACAATAAGTTTTTATACTGGTATCTTTTTTGAGACAGATAAAGACACGACAATGCTACAAATAGTTCCTCCTAATTACTTTATAGATGGTGCTGCGCCATTTACAACTCTTATATCCACATCTTTTTTTCCAGAAGCAATTCCAGTTGCATGGAAAATAACTAGACCAAACACAGTAATAACTATACCAGCTGGTACTCCAATAGCTACTTTTATTCCAATATCATTGGCTAAATACAATGAGGTAGAGTTAGAAATTCAGGATAAGGTGTGGCCAGAGCTTTCTTGGAAACAAAAAGAAGAAAGAAACAAGGTCTGGCAAGAAATAACTATGCAGGGCAAGTTTACTAATTTTTATAGAGATGGTGTAGAGTATGATGGAACAAAAATTGGTGACCATGAATTAAAGGCTATAAGGTTAAAAATTAACGATTTTTCTACAAAGATAGAGGAGTGATATAATATTAATATGGAAAAGATGAATGTAAATCATTTAGATCAGGTGACAAAATCTATCACCCCATCAGGATTTTTTGGGACCAGCAAAGATAATATTGTTGAACTAGAAAACTTTATGACAGAAGAAGAGATAGACTTTTTGGAAAAATCTGCAAAAGGTATAACAATTTGGGATTATACAGAAAGCCATGTCAATGAAAATGGAACCACAATATATGATGCTAACTATTGGAAAGATAGAGTGGCAACTAGACCATCATTAGATAAGAATGATCCAAAAATTGGTCCAGTTATTGAAGGTCTATTTAAAAGACTTCAGCCAATTATAGAAGACTTTTTCTATGTTAGAGTACAGCCAACTGGACAAACAATTGTAAGATGGTTACCAGGACAATTACAAAAACCTCATGCTGATAAAGAACTACATGATGGTCCAGATGCAGGACTGCCAAATGATTTTCCATATTACGACATAGCAAGTTTATTTTATTTAAACGATGACTACGAAGGTGGAGAAATCTACTGGCCTCTACAAGGAGTTAGAATTAAGCCTAAAAGAGGAGCAGCATACTTTTTCCCAGGAGACATGAATTATATACATGGCGTCACCGAGATAAAAGGAAATATAAGATATACAGTTCCTTTCTTTTGGACCATATTAGAACACACTGGAGAAAATAAGCCTGAGGCAGGTAAAGAGTATTATAGGACGCTATTAGATCCAGAAATGCGTGGAAAGAATCTTTATGAAAGTGTTTACGAGGGGTAAAAATGTCTAATTATACAAGATTAACTCAAGATATTTTGTTGTATGAAAACTTTTTGACTAAAGAGGAGTCCCAAGCAATTATTGATGTTATGGAAGCTCAGGTTAAAAATGAAAAGTTGTCTTGGACACCAATTACATTTTATGAATCTTATTCTTCCGTTCTTCCGCAAGACGGTGACGAAGAACTAGAGCAATTCGGATTGCCTTCTGATTTTTTTTCTGTGCTTCAGAATAGAATAGTTGAAGCAGTTGCAGAGGTTCATGGAAAACAATTTTCCGATATTCACAAGATTGGTTTTCATGCTCAGAAGTGGGAGCCAGGAGCCTTTGCAAAAGAACATTCAGACAATACAGATTTAGAAGGCAACACTGGACCATTTGAAAGAAGCAGGTACGCTGCCTTTTTATACCTTAATGACGAGTTTGAAGGCGGACTACTAAAGTTCAATAAGCAAGATAAATTGATTTATCCTAAGACAGGTTCTTTAGCTGCTTTTGCAGGCGGGTTTGATAATACTCATGAGGTTACAATGATTACTTCTGGCATTAGGTACACGCTTGGATCATTTTGGGACGACAGAGACCAGAGTGCTTACCCTCAAGAAACAATTGATGCCTGGGACGCTGAAATGAAAAGAATTAGAGAAGAGCAAGAAGTGATAAAGGCTGGTTGGCAAGATGCACTAAAAGAAGGATATAAGTTAGATCCAGACGGAAATAAATATAAAATGGAGGAAAACGAATAATGCAACTAGAAGAAAGATTACATGAAAATGTTTACATGTATTCGGATGTAATTGAGAATCCTCAAGAAATTATTGATCTAATCAATAAGCTGGATTCTGACGAAAGAGTTCACAAGGTTATTCCTAAGTGGAACAATTGGAACTCAAGCAGCAGAGATGGAAATATCTTTGGTAAGAAAAAAGATTTCAATCTAGCTGAAGTAGAAGGTTTAGATCCAGAAGTTAGAAAGGATGTAGACTTAATTATTTCTACGATTAGAAATGCAATTAGAAATATTGCAGAAGCTTTTATTGTAGACAGAGGTCTGAAGGGAGAGCCAAACGTTTCTCCTTTCGTAGGTATTTCTAAATATATTCCAGGTTGTGCCATGGGAGCACATTTTGACAGACAGGCTGGAGATAACAGTTTAGAGTGGTCAATTATCATTTATTGGAACGACGATTATGAAGGTGGAGAAATATCATTTGTAATCAGACCAGAAGACTTAAGACTAGAGGTTAATGGTCATTTGAGACCACCAGACGACGCTCTAGATCCAAGAACTAAAGACATGGTTACATTTACTGCAAAGCCAAAAGCTGGTAGCGCACTAATATTCCCATCTACTGACCCATACAAGCATCAAGTTCATATTATGAAAGAGGGAGAAAAATATATTACTCCAGGTTTCATATTTGTAGATGGCTATGTTGTTGGTGGCCCAGGAGGTCCTTCAGAGGAGTACATCAAAGCTTATCACGAGCAAATGAATGGAATGATGTAGTTGTCTTTTGATAACATTGAAGTGGAAGTTCTTCACCCTAAAATTTGGGTTTTTAAAAACATACTAACTCAAAGTGATGATTTAATAAATTATCTAAGGGGTGAAGAATTTTCTAATCAATGGATGCAATGGTATTCTTTCGGAGA